TGGATTAAAAGAACCTTCTGAATCTGAGAATCTAAGATTCTTAATCAGATTATTAAGTTCTCTTGCTGGTGTAAGATTGGATGATCTCATCGGAATTACCGCTGGTTTCAACTCATTACCTACTATTGCTAGTACATAAAAGTATGCGGTCTTCTCAACATAGTTACCATTCGGTAATCTATATCTTCCGTTTCTTTCCTCAACAGCATCAGCTGGAATCTCTAAGTGAGTTCCTACTGGAGCAGAAGCACTATCGCCTCTCTCTTGCCATTCAGGATATCTAGTTTGTGCATGAGCCACAATTACATCAAGACCCTTATCACCTGCAATAAGTTCCCCGAAGCCTGATGCATAGATCATTCCCGGTTTTGAACCTGCTACATGTTTAGCGTCTCTCTCATTACATTCAGGTGAAAGTTGGTGTAGAATCTTTAAGATCGGAGTCGATACATCGTCCGCCTTAATTTCTTCAGCCCCTTTGCCTGCGTCTGCTCTGAGATTGATGTTAGCTAGTGCACCTGCACTATTTTTTTTAACTACTTCTTTATCCATTTTTTACTCCTTTGTTAGTTTGTTAGTTTAGTAGTTTACTTGGTTTTTATTTTCGTTTGATTTCCTTCAAACGTTCTGAAGAACTCTGAAGGAATTTTACCACCACGTGTATGGAAATCCTCCAGAGTTGTTCTAAGAGTAGAAGCATGAACCGCAACCTTTCGATCGGGATCATAACCTTGTCCTCTTGCAAGGGTCGCATATTGCTCCGCCTTGTTATCTTCGTTCAGACCAAACTTAACTGTGATTTCATTTTTCACAATCGCCCCCAGTCCGTTATCTCGAAGCCAGCTATGTGCTTCTTGCTTTTTATCTGCAATGATTGAAGCACCAAAAATATTTTTAACTTCTATCTGTGAACCATCTTTTAGTTTCATGGTCTTAAGATTAAGTTGATTCATTAAATCTGGAATTACAATTCCAGAATAATATTTTTCTCTCTCTTTTAATTCTTTTAACTTTTCCTCTTGATTAGAAATCTCTTGAAGTATTTCTTGTAGAGTTTTAATTTCGTTTGATAATTGTTCGGGGTTTACTTGCGTCACCTGACTAGGTGCATCTTGTCTTAGATCGATATCTTTCATAATGTCTCCTTAATGTTTTAATAGTTTAATTTATAATCGCACTATCTTATATAGAGAAGAATTTTTAGTTGTCAACTATTTTTGAAAAATATTTATTTCTATTGGATAATATGTTTTTTCTTGACGATCCCATTTTAAAAGTTTGTAACTACCATTAGTTGTATCTGAAACTATTGAACATACTACACCTATGATTGCAGGGTCACCTGATAATAAAAGATAGTCATCGGAAGTAAAGTCTTTTAGAAGAGTTCTAAGTTTTATAACTAAAGGCCCAGGGGACATTATCATTTGAGAAAATTCTGGAAGCAACGTCACAATGTCGCCATACTTTTGCGCACCTACTATATTATACTTAGGTTCACCTTTGGTGCTTCCTGGAATAGCTTGTATTAAATATACTTTTGACATTGACTTTTTTACTTTCAGTTAATATATAACAATTAGAAAGCAAAAGTAAATAGATATGAATTATAAATTTAAGACAAAGCCTTATGCGCATCAGATAAAAGCCTTAGAACGTTCTTGGGATAAAGAGTATTTTGCCTATTTTATGGAAATGGGAACAGGAAAATCAAAGGTATTGTTAGATAATTGTGCTATGCTTTATGATAAAGGTTTAATCAATGGATTACTTTTGATTGCACCTAAGGGGGTCTATAAAAATTGGTATGAGCAAGAAATTCCTCAGCATCTTCCCGATCATATAGAAAAGAAAGTAGTCCTGTGGAAAACATCCGATAAATCTGGAGAGCAGGTTAAAAAATTAAATACTTTGTTTGCCCCTGGAACAGACTTTCATATTCTTATAATGAATGTTGAAGCCTTTTCTTATCCGTTTGGTTGTCAGTTTGCTAAGAGATTTTTAAATTCTCATAAAGCTATGATGGCTATTGATGAATCAACCACTATTAAAACACCAACTGCAAAACGAACTAAAAATATTATAGCTCTTAAACCTCTTACTAAGTACAGAAGAATTTTAACTGGTTCTCCTATTACAAATTCTCCACTAGATTTATGGAGTCAGGCTCAGTTTCTTGATGCATGGATCTTAGGATTTGATTCTTTCTGGGCTTACCGTGCTCATTATTGTGTTATGAAAACTATGAATTTAGGTTCAAGAACTATTAGTGTACCTGTGGGTCCTAATAGAAGAAACCTTCCAGAACTAGAAGCAAAGATAAAATTATTTAGTGAAAGAGTTTTAAAAGATGATTGCCTAGACTTACCCGCTCGAACATATGTTACCCGTAATATTCTATTAACAGATGTACAAAGAAAACTTTATAATGAAATGAGAAAGTATGCTATCTCCGAGTTAGAGGGAAAAGTTTGTTCAACTTCAACAGTCATGGTTCAATTACTAAGACTCCACCAAATCTCGTGCGGTTATCATGCAGCCGATGATGGAAAGGTGCAGGAGCTACCATGTAATAGATTAACAGAGTTGATGGACATTATATATGAGTTGTCTGGTAAAGCTGTTATCTGGTCGTTCTATCAAAAAGACGTACAACGAATTATTGCTGAAATAAAAAAACAACATGGAGAAAATTCTGTAGTAGATTATTATGGATTGACTCCACAAGAAGATAGACAAAATAATATTAAAAGATTTCAAGAAGATCCTGAGTGTAGATTCTTTGTAGGTACAACTCAAACAGGTGGATATGGAATTACATTAACATCTGCTAGTACAATGATTTATTATTCTAATGGTTATGATTTAGAAAAACGATTACAGTCTGAAGCTCGTATTGATCGGATTGGTCAAACTAAACCTATGACTTATATTGATTTAGTTGCTGATGAAACTATAGATACTAAAGTTCAAAAAGCTTTAAGAACTAAAATGAATATCGCCACTGAAGTTATGGGCGAAGAATTAAGAGATTGGATATAGAATTTTATGAATGGGACAAAGAACCTATCTTTCCAGGGGCACGTGGTGGTGTCCTGCTTTAACGAGTGAAGTTGGTTCGGTCTTCTTTGATCCCAATTCATTCATGACCGTTAAACCAACAGCCACCATTAAAAAATAATCCCCTTTATATCTAGAAGTCTCTCTAGAAGAACTAGTGACACAGCCCCCACCGTGCCCAATAATACCCAATAGATTTTGTCTATCTTGCCGCCCAATTCATGAATGCCATTATGCATATGATACTGTGATTTCTTTAGACCTTTGATATGACCATAAAGTGAGAGAATATGTTCTCTCGTAGTTTTGGGTTTTATATCCATTAGCTTATTATTCCTCTTTGTCTTAAACGCATTTGTTTTTCTTCTTCAGATAACAAAGCGTTTTCAATTGCAGTCAAACCATTTTGAGTTAAATTAGCTTGAGCGTTCATTCCTTGATTAAGAATATTTTGTCCTTGAGTTATAGTTTTATTATTAGGCATTGCTGAAGTCACGGCTTCTGGTAAAGGTGGTGTAACAATATCTTCTATTAAAAACTGGTCTATATCTAATGAAAAAGGTTCATCTAAACTTAACTGTTTCATCTCTGATGCCATGTCTCTTAAAATAGGCGCTGCTTCAGTAAATGGATTATCTTCCCCTAAATTATTAGCAATTTCTCTAAACTTGTCTGCTACATCACCTGATGGAAAATAAGGTTCAAATCTACCATTTTTTAAATCAGTAAAAGTTTTGTTTGTTAATTGTCTATCTTCAAATTGATTTCTTAATGTACCTCTATCCACTCCTAAAATTTCAGCAGCTTGTAAATCATTGAACATAGTTTGTTGTACATTAAATCTTGCAGCGTTGGATTTAGCAAATCTATTTATAATATCATTAGCTGTTACTCTTCCACCTTTTAATAATCCAAATGCTCCCCCTGTGAACTCTCTTCTTGCATCCCTAATCCCTGTTTGATAGTTTTGAATTTTAAAATCCATTGCTCTTTCTGGATTAACTTTAATAGGTCTTAAACCCATGAAGCCAGCAATCTCTGGACCCACGTCTAATAAATCCCCAGTCTTGGTAGGAGTTTCAGTACCCGCTTGATATAATCTTAAAAATTGTTTGTATGAAGGAGCCAATGCATTCATAGCATGCATCATTCTAATAGCGGTTTTATCTCCCGCAGGTGTTTGGTCTGTATATAATCTTCTTCCGTCTTTTGTTACACCACCCCTTACAGTTAAATCTGCCATTGCTTCTGTCCAAATAGATTCAGAAACAAATGGATTTACTATTTCCGCAGTAGCTTCATTGACACCATCTACAAAACTTTTTAATAATTGTTCTTCATTAGCCGAGCCATCTTGAATATTATTTAATAAAGTTCTCATAGGTCTAGCAATTACATCGTAAGCATTACTGTGACTAAAATCTATATATCTTAAGTCTCCAGTTTCTTCATCTCTTACAGGAATTAATGTAGAGTTTTTAGACCACTCAGGAACGAATCTTCTTAAAGCATCTAGTTCATCTTGCGATACATCATACAAAGCTTTAGCACCTTCGGTTAAAGCAATTGGAGCTCCAGTAACAAAAGTAGTTAAACCCACTAATCTTTTTATTCCATCCCCATAAAAAGGATTATCATTTTTTACAAACTGACCTAATTCAATATCATAAACCATCGGTGATACACTGCTACCTCGTGTAGGTCTAGAATGTCTCATCTGTTTTAAACCAAGTTCTGCAATGTTAGTTGTCGTTCTAATCATTTCAGATGGGAAAGACATGAAATTACCAATAGGTAAAAGTCTAGCTGTTCTAACCGCTGATCCAACAAAAGCATAATTAGGTACAGTATTTTTAACTATGTTAGCTGCTTCTTTTTTTAAAGTATCATTTGTTACAAATATACCAGCTTTATCATAACCTCTTTTAAGCTTATGCATTTCAACAAAGTAACTTGCAATTTTAAAAGTGTCATCCTCTGCAACGTATTTACCTTGCGCCCACATAGGAATTTTTTTTAATTTAGCCATCATGGGACTCAACACACTATCGATGTTAGAAGCTTGCTCTCCAAATCTTACGTCTCTTAAAAGATTTTTTAAATCTCCTATTTGAACCTGCTGATTAACAACACCTAATTCTAATAACTCTCTATATAATTCTTTTAATTCTGAAGCTTGTGTAGATGGATCTAACTTAGTTAAACCTGATATCTTTAATCCATCTTTAAATGCACTAGTATAAAATTTAGGTTCAAATAAATTTCCATTTGCACCAGCAAAACCAAAAGCACTTATAAAATTTCTTATATGAGTTGGTGCAGATAAAACTGTTTTAGATAGCTGTGAAATTGCTTTAGGAAATAATAATAAGTTTCTATAAAACCAACTGACTGCTTGTTCAGCTCCTTCTTTACCCTCTCCTCTTACAAAACCTTGAAGCCCACCTGCAAGATTATTAGCATTTTTAAGAGCTTCCGATATTTCTTTTGTGGTCCATTTAGTAGATAAAGGATCTACAATTTTACCAGCTCCAGGTAATTCTTTTGTAATGTCTTTCATAGGAACTAATTCAATTTCAGTTCGCATAGAATCTAAAGCTTTCTCACCTGCTTCTTTACTACCCCAAAAAAATCCTCTACCACCTGCTGCTTGTACTTCATCATTCTTTGCAGCTACATCACTTAAATATGCTGCAGTTCGTGCAACAGAAGATAGGTTAGTCATAGCATTAAAGATAGAGTATCTTGGATCCTGAATCTCTCCTAATAATTCTCTAATCTCCCTTGGTGGAGCATTGGTATTATCAATAATATTTTTTACAAAGCTGGCCCCGGGTCTTCCTTCCATAGTTTTATTAATATATTCATTAAATCCTAACTCTTTAGGTTTTTTTCTTTTACTAATTGCATTAAGGATACTTTCTACTTGAGCTCTTGCTTCTTGAGTATATTTATTGCTACCCATATCAAATGCAGTGTCTCCATTTTCTTTAGCTATTTGTTGTCTAAAAAATCTAACAGCCCCAGTGAATGCTTCATCTGTTGGAGTATATCTTTGAAAAAATTTAAACAATCCTCTTTTAGGAGTTTCAAATGCTTTGTAGGTTCCTCCAACCCAACCCGTAATTCTATCTTTAAATAAGCCTTGTAATTCTTTAACTCCTTTACTTAACTTATCCCCTGTAGCATTGTTATCAAGAATACCTATCAGCTTATTAAATTCCCCTCGCGCATTATTTAAACCACCTACAATAACTTGTCTTGTTTCTTCTTTAACATTACTTTTTTTCATAAGCTCTAAAAGCTTATCAACTTTTTTTGGATCTACTGGAGCTCTTATATCTCCTTCAAATAATATTTCGTTTAGTCCTTTTAAAAATTTATCTTTTTCTGTTCGAACAGATTTATCAAACATAATTTGAGTTTCAGGGAAAATACCATCTACTTCTCTAGTAATGTTATCTACAATTTCTCTCGCTCTATTTATATCTCTTCCTCTTAAAGCTTCTTTTAAAGTTTCTGATTCAAACAACTCATCTGTTAAACCACCTCTTGGACTAAAGGGAGCTCTTACATATTTATCTAACCATCGAGCAAATTGAGAATTACTGTAGGCAAGATCTTTACCCTTGTTAGCTAAAAGTTTAGCTGACTTACCTACTCCATAAACAAATGGAGTAATAAGTAAAGACTCAGAACCAAACTTAATTCTGTTCATTAATTTTCTAGCTGCTTCTTCTCTATCATCAGATCTTTCTTCTCTATCTAAAGATGTTGGGCCATCAAACATATCACCAAAGGTTCCTATCTTTTCTGTGTCAGCAACAAATGCTTCTCCAGCGGCGCCTCCCATAATCCCTGCAGCAAATCTTCCATACTTAGCTTTTCGATTAAAGTCTTTTACTTTACCCATTGCAGACATTAAATTTTTACTTTTTAAATTAGCATAGTTACCCGCACGTTTTGCACGTAAAGCTTTAGCTGTTAAATTCCTAGCTGCTTTGTTTGCAAGTTTAAAACCTATAGCTCCCGGAACTCCTACTTGAACTAATGCTTCCGTTAATTTACCGATAGCTCTATCGTCGGCAATTTCTTCAAAGGGATTTAGTTTATCAAAAAATTGTTCAACACTTGCAGCTGTGTTTGTATCAGCTCCAAGATCAATAAGTTCTGCTGCTAATGAAAAAACTCCTTCAGGTACTTTTAATATACCAGAAGCTATCCCTGATGCTGCTGCAGTATACCAAGCAGTGTCATTATCATATTCTGCGGAGTTAAGTGGAATAAATTCCTCTGCCATTTATCCTCCTATACTGGAAAATCTTCGTCCGATTGTGTCACACTTTCCATGTAGTCATCAATTTTTTTACCAGCTTCAGGGGTAAAATAATTAAATCTGTCTGAAATTTCTTTCTGGGTTTGTTTATCTTTTCCTTTTTTAACGGCAGTTCCACTGTCTTTTTTACTGCCCATGTCATAAGTAGTTATGTCATCTACTATTGTAATTCCTAAGACTTTTTTACCATTTTCATCTAATTTATATTCTATAACTTTTATTTTACCATCATTTACATCATAGAAAGCTTTACCAATATTCGCTTTCTTTTTCATCTTAGCTTCAATACTTCCATCACTGTAAGCTGTTGTTCCTCCAACTAAACCTCCAAAATTAGATCCAAATTTTTCCATCATAGGCACTTTAATATTTTTTTCAAAATTTGCTCTGTTTTTAGCTTCATATTCTGTTCCATATGTTTTAAAATATACTATAGCTTGGTTTCGTTCACTAAACGGATCATTTACTGCTTCCGCTTCTTTCTCCGCATCAAGTCTCAGTTGTGTAACATCTTTTTGACCTTGTATTTTTGCTTTTAGTTCTTCCATTCTTTTTCTATGTTTTTCGTCAGCTACCTCTTTACCGTGCATTCTTTCGTCGTCTCTGTACTCTTTGTATTTTTTATCTTCATATAGCTGCTTCTTCTCTAATTGACCTTCGTCATAAGTTCTTCCTTCTATTAACTTACCGTAAGCTAGTTGATCTTCATCTCTAAGAGCATCATAATCTAATTTTCTTTTTACTCCTTCCATTCTAATACCTCTATTAAATTTAGCTTTCTCCCCTGCTTGTTGTATTAAAGCTTTATTAGGATCTTCTAAATTTGAAATCATATCAGAAAAAGAAGTTGAGCTGGCGATTTTTGGTCCCGCTGCTAATAGGTAAGAAGTTAAAGGATCCATTCCCCCATAAGGTCCTACTCCCTCTTGTACTTCCTCTATAAAAGATGATTGAGTTCTTTCTGGACGAACGAACGGATTGTCTGCATGCATAGATCTATCTACGATACCAGTCATAATACCAGTACCGACGTTTCCACCTTTTCTAAACATTGGTCTTTTAAAACTTTTCATTATGCTGTTGTTTGTCCTAATACACCTGGTTGATTAAATGCTCTGTAAATTCCCGCTATTGTCGCTCCAGCTCCTAAGCCTGTATTTAAGGCAGTTGGATTAGGGGTAATCTGTGATGTTGTTTGACCTGGATAACCTGCTATTAAACTTGTTACACCACTCCCATAAGCTTGTGAAGCTGTTAATGGTTGCATCAATTGCTTCTGCAATAATTGTGATTGAGCTGTTAAATTTGCTTGATTTTGAGCTTGGTTTAAACCACCAAGAGTTGACAAAGCTCCAACATCTTGACCTAAGAATTGTTGTCCTTGACCAGCTAAGTTAAATTGATTCATCATAGCTTGCTGTCTTAAGTTTTGAGCTTGATTAAACCCTTGTTGATTTAATTGTGCTAGTAATGATGCTCGGTTCCTGTCGCTTGTTGCTCCGTACTCTGCTAATTGAACACCTTCTCTTCCACCACCAAATGCACCTGCACCAATCGCTCCGGCTCTTAATGCGGGTAAACCTTTTGCTGCTTGGATATCAAATTCATCCATTGTAGCTTGAATAACATCTTTTTGATATGGGGATTCAAATTGTTTGTAAGCTGAGGGGTCTGCATAACCTGCTGCTGTTGTAAGATAAGGTTTGTATGCACCTATACCTGATTGTGCTAATGCTTGCGCATCTTTTTGTAATTGATCTTGACCAGCTACAAATTGTGGTCCAAATATTTTACTTAAATCTGCGTCTTTGTATTGACCCGCCGCTGTTGCAAGATCACTTAAAAATGTTTTACCCCCTGCTTCTATAAACTCTGGTGGTAATATTCTTGTTTCTGCTACTGTCATTATAATACTCTTCCGCCTTTTTTAAATGCTCTTCCTAATCCACGTAAAGCTATTCCTCCACCAGCCAGTTTAGTTTTTGATGGAAAATTTGGTCTATTAACATCAATGTCCATTTTAGCTTTTGATGGAAAGCCTTTTTCTATTAGTTGTTTTTTTTCGTAAGAAGCAAAAGCATCTCCCTTTTTGTTGTCCTTACTCCATACTCCTTGTTCATCTAATCTATCAGATCGTTTATCAAACGATTCCATACTTTTCTTAATTTTTCTGTGTTCTTTATCAAGAGATTTAGATTTTTTAGTGGGTTTTTTTCCATGCCACCAATGATCTTCTCTATCTGGATCAGCTCTATGTGCTTTACCAGCAGCTTTAATATTATGTAATTTAATTTTTTGTTTTTTTCTTATAGCCTTATACTTTTGCTGTGTGTTTTTTTTTGCCAATGCGTCTAGTTCAGTTGTCATTATCCTACCTTACCTTCCAATTTTCTCATTTGATCATATAATATTTGAGCACCTTTATTGACGCTTCCGCCTCCAGCTGCTCTTACTGCATCTGCAGTCCAAACAAATTCATTATTAGATAACATCGCTGGGACATCATCTGCTTTTTCTTTTACCCCAACTGGAGGAATAAATCCACCAGTTTCTCTAAGGTCTAATTCGTTTACACCTGCTTTATTCTGTCTAACAGGTAGGTTACCCATGATGCCTGCTGCCTGAGCCGTGTCTTCAGAACCTAAAGCTAATCCAACTCTTCCGCCTTTTTGATACTGGTTACCATATATTAAATCTTCGTTTTTAATTTTCCCTGCTGCGTTAACAAAGTTCATCATATCCCAAGCTTTTTTCATCTTAGTTTGTGGGAGTAAATAAGATGCAAAGATCTTAGCTCCAGGGTTATTTACAATTCTCTCTATAATATTGGGTTTGTTTAAAACTCCACCAACGCCACCACCACTGTCAATAGGGGTAACTCCACCACCAGCGCCTATATTAAATTCAGGATGTCCTGGAGGAGGTGCTGAAGGAGGAGTTTTAAAATTATCTCGTGATGCGTCCATTCCGCCACCTTGTAATCCAACTCTTCCGCCTTGAGCATAATTGTCAGGTGGATTAACTGTATCTAAAACATATTGATGAAAGCTTCCACCATAACCAGAGTCTTTCCACTCTTGGTAAATTTCAATTATATCATTATTATTCATTCCATAATATCGTAAGTGTTCCATAGCTCCACCCATTCCAGCCATTTTCATATTCTCTTGTTTATTACCTCGGGAAAACTTTTGCATAAGTCTATCTGCTTCGTCATTAAGTTGGTCTAATTCTTCTTCACTTAAAAGATGTAACTCTTTTCCAAATAGTTCTAGAGATAATTCATTTATTGAATCTATACGATCAGGATCTGAAACCAAGTCATCTGTAATTTGCACTCCTTCTTCCATTTTTAAATCATGAGGAGTTATAATTTCTTCATCTTCTATATCTAAAGTTTCTATACCACCTCTTGGTGAGCCAGCATATAAGCCAACTCTTCCGCCTTGAGCCATGTTGTTATCAAGTTTTTTTTTAGCTTCTTCGATTGCTTCTTGTTGAGAAAAACCTAATTCTCTTAATTTTGATACAAGTTCCATAAATTTATCTTCGTAATCTCCACCTTCAGAATACCCAACTCTTCCGCCAGTCGCGTACTCAGATACGTTTACTTCAACCATTTCTTCTATTTGTCCATCAGGTAAACTAGGATTTAATTTTCTAAATAAATCTCTTAAGTAAGGTCTTAGTTTATTTGGATCTCTTTGAACTTCTTCAATTTGTTCTTCCTCCATACCTTGACTTCCAAGATAAGTAGCTAATGCAGAACCAATTCCTATCTTGGTCCCTGTTCCCATGTTTTTAAATTTACTTAAAAGTCCTTTTGTACCCGGTGTGAAAATCCCTCTACCAGGCATCGCGTAACTATCATTTCCTGCCGTACCAAATAAAGACCCGCTAATACCACCTAAAGATCTCATACCTTGAGGTAAAAGACCTTTCATACCAAACGCTCCGCCAGGTAAACCAAAAGCTCCTACACCTAAAATAGCAGCTTTACCTAAAGGAGATTTAACAAATTTCTTAACCCCTTTACCTATTGATTTTACTAAGCTTCCTAGTCCGTATTGTTGTCTGGGTTGTTGCATATATGATAGTGCCATAATTTTGTCTAAATTTAATTAAAAAAAGCAGGCATAGAAATCCTGAATACAGCAGTTTATTTGATTTTTTTAGAGTCGTCAACAGGTTTCGAAGGGGTTTCTCCCTGTTTTAAGTCATCTAAAAATCTTCCACAATACTGATACTCTCCGATATGAGTAATATAATCTGTTATAAATAGATATACTTTACCACCTAATTTACGCCATCTTTCACAAAAACCAAAGTCTTCACCAAAATAACGTTTAGTATCTGGTTCATGTAACGTGTCAAATAAGTTATAAAAGTTTTCTTTTTTAACTTCTTTACCATTCATATTGGTAGGTTGAAATATCTCTAATTCAGGGTGAGCTTTTATAAGATCTGTAATAACTCTTCTTTTAATTAACATACACCCTGTAGGAGCATGAGTAGCTTCCATGATACCTTTATCTACAGTTATATCTTTGCTTCTGTCTAACTTAACAGGAAAAGTATAACCAGCTTTAGCAAGATCTTCTGGGCCATTTATTGCTCCATCTTTTTGACTAAGTCTTTCCCAAGCTTTATCCCAACTAAATTGTTTCATTGGATAAGGACACGATATAATATCTTTATCTGCTTCTATCATTTTCTCTATGGTACTAAAATTAAAATCAATATCTGAATCTATAAATAATAAATGAGTGTATTTATCTTCATGATTTAAAAACTCTGCTACACATAAGTTTCTCCCCTGGGTTACCAACGAAGATTTCATTATAGTAAAACTAATTAAGATGTTTCTTCTCATACATTCTTGCTGCATTTTTAATACGGCTTGGCAGTAATGCATAGAGACATCACTATGAACAGGGGTGCATACCATTATTTTATGAGGAGAACGTCCTAGATTTATATTAGTAACATTCGTCTCTGTGCCAGCTTCTTTGGTTTCATTATTAAACCACATTGGTTCATTTGGATACTGCATCTAAGGCTCCTTTCAAAAATGTTTCCCATTGTCTACCAATTTTATTCCAATTATAATAAGAGTTAGCATAAGCTGATTGACAATCAAGGTGATTAAATATTTGATTATTATGTAGGGTTTGTGATGCTGCTTCAATACCATAGCCAAATTTAGAAGCTAAAGCTTTGTAGTCTTTGTCTACAGGTATATACATAGGAAACTCAGCTCCCGTTTCGTACAAGGCACCTAGATTAGTGGTAATACAATATAAACCAGCGGCCATACATTCTAATAATGATATACAAAAAGTCTCTTCAAAAATACTTGGGTACACATACATATTATATTTATGTAAATTCTCTTTAATGTATTCATTTGATTTGTAACCAATATAATTTACGTTAGGTAATTTATCTGCTTGTTCGTATAAAGCTTTATAGTGTTTATCATTTTGTTCATAAAACTCTTTACCATAGACTTCACATGAAGAATAAACATCTAAACTAATTAAAGGATTCTTTACAAATTGCATAGCCCCTAATAAAATATTTAAACCTCTCCACGGAGTATTTTGATGAATTATTTTTATAGGTTTGCCTAGCTCATAGTGAGGAGCTTGCTTAATTTTATCAATACCATTTTTAATAACCACTGACTTGTCTGTAGGTATATCAAAAAACTGTCTGTACTTTTCATAAGTCCAATGTGAATTAAAGACATACCAATCATATTTTTTATGATTGTTTTTATCTTTGAACCATGGTGCCAGATTCGGTTGATCATATGAATTCTTCTGCCAGAGAATATTCATTTTAGTTGGATGTAAAGGAATTTTTTCAGGGACAGATGTAGTTATTTGTACTTGGTCTAATAACTTTTTATCGACATATTTTTCTAAATATGCGAATTGTAATTCTGTTCCGCCTTTAGGATTTTGGTTTGTCATTATTTACTAATACTTTCTGCATTAAGTCTAAACCTTTAGGTGAAACCTGTACAACTACATCTTCAACTATATCAGGTCCTTCTTTCTTCTCTTTAAAAGTCTCTCCAGTTTTTGTATTTCTATAAGTAGTTATAGTAGTACAATTAATTTTATATACGTTATCCGTTTTCATTCTCTCTAGTTATTAAAGCATAACTTATGGCACCTTGTATTGTATTACTGCCTGTTGCTGCTTGCACTGTTATAGCATCACCTGCTTCTAAATTCAAGCCTTGAGGTGTGGCATTTACTTGCGACTTAGCAGCTAAATCATCTCTAAAAAATTCATATTCAGTGCTTGAAGCAGATGAGTCAACTAAATTCATCTGTACCACAATAGATGATGATGCGTCGTTGTTTGCACAATATACACTTTTAACGATAATCACTCCATCAGTAGGACAAGTAAGAACCGTAGCTTTGTTTACATCGGCTTGTTTAAAACCTTGATTTTTATATTGTATAGTCATTATGATAAAAAGTAATTAAAAGCGTCTTGTTCGTTTTTTAAATCTTGTTGAAATGAAAAATTTAATTGTTGTTTCATACTATCTAAAGACTCTAAAATCTGTCTTTGATTATTAACATCGTATTCCTGTTTAGGTTCAGGTATATAACTAGTTATCTTAGCCATAGTGTCCTCGTCTAGATTCTCTAGCCACGTCTCCAGAGGTATAACCAGACACTCCTACCTTAGGTGATCTTGCAGCAGCTTTTGGAGTAGCAAACTGAGCTTGACTTGGCTGACCTGACATCTCTGCTTGTAGGTTTGCTAAATTTTTCTCGGAATAATTTTGATCTGCATCTCTTCTTAGTATCATGTTAGCTATTCTATTTTGCCTGCTTCTTTGGTCCATTGCCGGTCTAGAATAATAACCACCCATAGCATTCATTTGATTTAAAGCTGCTGGGCTATAAGAACCTATTCCCATAGTAGCAGGTCTATAACGATCAGATTGTTTAGGTCTAAAAATTGCATTTAAAATACCACCGGCTTTAGCCATCAAACTATTATTCATAAGTTTTTGAAACCAGTTTTGTTCTTCTTCTTCACTATCTCTAGCTGTTTTGTCTGTAAATCCTTGATAATTATCTACACTTGTTCCAAAAGGTATACTACGAAAAGGTATATTACGAACAGGTATATTACGAACAGGGACATCTCTAGCTGTTTTGTCTGTAAACCCTTGATAATTATCTACACTTGTTCCAAAAGGTATACTAGGCACATCAGTGTCTATATCCATAATACCTGTTGGAACCATTCCTACTTGTTGTTTCATTTGGTACGTTGGATTTTCATAGGGTTGAAAAGGAGTTATAATTCCTACTCTTGGATTAAAGTCTTCAAAAAAAGTTCCGTCTTTTACACCATATGGACTCGGTAATGGTTCATCTGTGTTATAAGCTCTTGCGTCATATCTTGCTCGTGCATTAGTAGGAATATTTCCAGTAAAAGGATAATCAGCTTGGCCAGTAAAGTCTGTTATACTATCATCATAATCTAAAAATCTATCAGGATCTTGATATAAACCTTCGTATATAAAACGAGGTTCGTTTTGTTGTCTATAAGCTGCTAATATATCGTATAGTCCACCCATTATCTTCTCCCGTCCGCTTGTGCGTCTAATCTTAATGTACCATATCGCCACGTTTCGCCTGTAGCGTCGTTAGCAATATTAAGTGAGACCAGTCTTCCTCTGGCTCTAGTATCTATCTTATCAGTAGTTGTAGTTATTGTAAAGGGGCCTAGTGGAGAACTTACAGGAGTAGAGTCAGGGTAAGAACTTACATATAAAGTAATCTTGGCATTACCTGATAAGTATTTAAAATCAGGTAAAAATCTTCTAACTGACATAAAATACTCTCCATCTCCTCTAAAATCTGCAACGCCCGTTGATGAACCCATCATATTTTTTCGCGTTGTAATATCATAATCTCCAGATCTAATGTAAGCATTAATAGAAGTAGTCCCTGAACTATTAACCTGATCAGTTCCTTCTTCTTGAGAATAATACATACTAGCTCCATATTTATTGGTAATTCCTAAAATAGTTGGAAAAACAGGGGTAGTTGTAGAAGTATAGTCGGTGGCATAAGGATTATTAAAGACAGTTGCATCGATCCATGTTGTTCTAGAGAGTGAACTGGTTGTCCAAACGTTTTCTCCATAATTAAAAGTGGCACATCTATCGACTTGAGTACTACCATCTTTAGGATAGAAAAAGTTTATTTCATTATATAAATTGTTATGCCCCGCAGCAACCAATCTACTAGCTGAATAATTAATTCCTAAATTATTTCCATTACTATTAAAAACAAAATCTTCAACTAAACAAGGTAAGTATTTAACTGTACCATCAAATTTAAAAAATCCACCTGCATCACCCATCCAATATACAGCTCCATCTGCTGCAA